GAGTAGTTATTCTGTTGAAGATCAACACGTGATGATGTTGTTATTGCAACCTGAATAAGGTCCGATAGGGTGAGAGTCAGCGTAGCTGATGCTGCTGCTGCTGGATGACTTTTAATGAGATAAGCAAAACCATTACCTGGAGTTGTAGAAATGATTGCGTATCCACCAACGTATTGGTTTGCATATGCCGCTGTAGCACCAAGAGTAACAGTGATTTGATTGTCTCCAACGCTCTGTCCTTGTGTAGGTGTAAGAGCGAGATGGTTAGCAATTTGAGCTGGTGATTGGAGAACGTTTCCTGGAACAAGAGTTGCTCCAACTGGCTGTCCAGTCACATTAGATGATGAAGGCTGGACTGAAGCATAGCGGAATTTTCGTCCGTCAGCTGTGTAGGCGATTGCACCCAATGTGTGCTGTTGCACAGTACTTGTGGTGAAAACATCCTGAGCAGCTACGAGAACTGGTCCGCTGATTTGTGTTGACATAATTTATGTTAATAATTCTAATAATTTAAGCTGAAACAGCTTTAATGACTGCAAAGTTGATGATAATTGCACCTGTTTCTGCAGTACCTGCTGAGGCATTGTTGTTTGCGACTGTGATCTGGAATGAACCAGCTGCGACGGTCGTAACATACAAGTCGGTGTTTCCACCGTTTGAACCTGATTGCTGAGCGACTACTACTACGTCACCGATAGCTACTGAGCTATTTGTAACTGTAAATGCTGCTGCAGCTTCTGCTGCGAGACTTGCATTGTTTGTAGTGATCGTTCCACTGATAGTGTTAATAGTGACACCAGTAGTTCGGTTTGTGGCCTGGGTGACTGTTGAACCTGCGCCTGTTGCATAACCGATACCAGCCGTAGGGCTAATAGAAACAATTTTTTTGTTTGTTACGATACCGTCTTCCTGTGCTGGTGGGTTGTAACTTTCAAATAGTCTTGACATTGAATTAAATAGTTAGACTAATAAAGTTAAGTTGTTGTGATACCAGTCAATTTTGCGTGTCGCTTTGGGTTAGCTGAAATCAATTCACCACCGAGGTAAATGTGACCAACAACTGCTGCTGAGTTTGTAGGCTTAATCCAATCCGACCATGAGAATCCAAGACCTTGTACATTTGAGTAATCATTACCCTGAATGTCCTGTGATCGGTATTTAATTGGGCTTGTCATTGCAACTGGAAGTGCATACCAGTCAAGGAAGTCCTCATTCAAGAAGTAGAGGTTTCCAGAGACACACTTCTCATCTGCGAGGATCGGAAAGCCCTTGTAGTAAAGGCCTGTGAATCCTGTTCCGCCGATGAATCCTGTACCAGCTTTGCCCATATTTCCTTCTGCTTTCATCATAGGAACGTCTTTTGCAATTCTTTCCTGTGGTTGCAAGAGCTGTTCGTAGAGTGAAAAGACAGTCTCAGTTGTTATACCAAGAGTAGGCTTTTGAGAACCTGAAGCTGCAGCATTGTACAATGTGCTCATTTTTGACAATGAGATTGTTCCACTTGATGCTGTAACTGTTGATTTCAAAGTTGTGAATGTTGTACGTGAAAGAGTACCGTATGTTGCAGCGTTTGTACCGTCGTCTACGATAGCTTCAAGACCCAAGAAATCCTTTGATCCGTTTCCTGTGCCGTCTCCGTAAAAGAGGTTTCCAATGTCATCTGCCATATCCTGAGCTGTAGATGCCATTTCTAATTTTGCCAAGTCGATGATTTTTTCATCTGTCTGGTTTGAAGAAAGTTCATCCAATGGCAATGCAACTGTCATTTGGTAGAACTTTGGAACGAACTGAAGGTTTGTACGATTATCAGTTGCTGATGTTGAGAACTGATCGAAACCTGCGAAAGAAGTACCAGTTGTGTTTTTTGCATACTTAACTGGGAACTTCATTCTCTCACCATTAAATTTCTGAGCTTTTGCTAAAAGGCGTGTAGCGAGAACATTTGAGTTCAAGATTGTGTCTACTACCTTTGGCAAAAGTTTTGATTGTGTAGTTGTTAATACACGATTTCCTAATGCTGACATGAATAATAATATTAATTTTATAAACTACTCCAGCCTATATTTCTTATGTCCTTAGCAGTTACATAATCTCTAGGACTACTTTCACCCTGAGAACCTGATGTGGTGGTATCGGCAATAGCTTTCTTTGCTGCGACTGACTTATTTGATTCTTTTGGCTTTTGGAGCTGAAGAATTTTAAGAGCCGCTTTAAAGTCGTAGTTATTGTTTTGGTCAGTAGGGCGATAATCAAGAACGGTTTTAAGAAGCTCATTACGGTCGAATTGATGTCCCTCTTCTTTGAGTGACTCAACCTGGTCATCAATCCAGTTATTCCATTTCTGCTCTTCTTGCTGTTGTGCTTGAATCTTGCGTTCCTGTTCTTGAGAAAACTCAAATTTTGCTTTCTCAATTAAGTCACGTTCATACTGATTAAAACTCTTTGCTACTTGCTCATTGTCACCAACCATATCAGTAAGAAACTGTGGTGCTGGTTGTTTGCCTTTAGGGGCATACCTTTGCTCAAGTTCCTGTTTAGTTAGTTCCAAATCTCTCTGGAACTTCTCTTCAAGTTCGGTCTTGAGCTTCTCCTCCCGAACTTTCCACCTTCTATGAAATGGCTCTTCTTCTTCCTGAGTATTCACGACAGGTTCTTTTGTCGATTCGCCCTCATTAGGCTTAGCCTCTTCAGGTTTTGTTTCTGCTGGCGAGTCAGCAGGAGTATCCGTCTCCTTATTCTCTAATTCCGCAAAAGGGTCTCCGCCCTCTTGTTTGAGATTCGCCAAAAATGTGTTGTCTTCCATATATTTACGCAGGATTTTTTAGCTTTCGCTGGGTGAATCCGAGAAAACCCATAATGGTTATTCCTTATAAATTCCTATCTCTGGGATGTATTCCCCAGGCTCTACTTCCTCTACTTCGATGTCGTATACTTCTTTGATTTCAGGATCGATCATATTATTTAAATTTGTCATCCTTATGCTTTCTCATGTAATGATCTAAATCTTCTTTTGAACCTGGTTTGATTACCTTTCGTTCTTCGTCCTTACCGAGCTTTGAACGAATCGCCCTCATTTGAGATTCTTTTCTGCTCATGCCTGCAAAGGAAGATTGGGTTGTTGTTTGTAATGGTGTGTCCATGTATTTTTTATTAATATCTGCCACTAGTCCTTCCACTCTTGAAAGCCTCCTCACTTATTTGTTCTTTTGTTTTTCCTGCATTTCTTTCTGCAACTTGACGATTACTTCTTTCAATGACCGATTGTTTCTTCTCCCCCATCTTCGCCATGATTGCTTTGGTTTGGGCTTCTTTTGGAGACTGCACTCTTCCTCTATTAGGTAGAGCATCTATTGCCTTTTGGTCTTTTCTTATTGCTTTCAAATCCATTCCGTCTTTATTTAATGCCATATTATTTATTTGGTAATGCTAATGGTGATAATTTAAGGTCTACTTCTTTCTCTATTGTGTTTTTGTGAATCTCTTGATTCATCTTATTTGCTTCGCTTTGCTCGATCATTTGAGGGTTAAGTTGTATTCCTGCCTTTGCTGCTACTTGTGCCTGTCCTTCTGGTGGTAAGTCTTTAAATCCTATTGATAGACTTGGCGGTTTCTCTGGCGGTTGCTTAGGCTGTTGGGCTGCGGCTTGAGCTAAATCTGGGAAGAGTTGAATTGGATCTGATTTCCATAAGAAGAGTTGCTTGGCAGTCTCTCGAGGGTTAGGAAACTCCAAACGATCAAAGAATGTAATTGGGTCTAATGCCCCTGACGACCAAAGGTCAATTGCTTCATTTCGCTGAGTGATAGGATCTTTCGGAATCATTGAGCCGTCCTTTACACCCACTGTCAGTTTCCCTATAAAGTCAGTGTTTTTTAACTGAATGTATTGTTTAGATCTTTCATTTCCCAAAACTGCCGCTGTATGTGGTTCGTCGTAGTAGACATACATAAGCTGAGTGAACCAGTTGAAGACTTTTCCTGAAAATTGCTCTAGGTAAGTAGAAATTCCTCCTCCGATACGGTCTGAGTCCTGGCCACGTGTTAGGAGTTTCCCTTTAACGGTCTGCTCATTTATCGTGCCTTGTGGAGTTGAGCCACGAGTACCAAAGATATTTCGTAATTCATTTCGGTAATCTACAAGGGACTCATAAACAAATTCTGGTAGAGGTGTACCAGTATCACGTTTAACTGCTGTATTAACATCACCTGATGGAACCCAAATAGATCCACCTCTTCGCAATGCTTCAGTCGCTTGATTTGCTTGTTCTTTAGTGAAATGATCGCCTGAGATAATAAGTCCGCCGTTCGTATTATCAGCGTTCTTATCAATCTGGCGGAGCCGCTTATTAATTAAGTCTTGAATAGGCAGAACCTGTTGAATAAGGTTGGTATCATCGACTGGATGTTGGCCTAAATTAAATATTGAAAGGAATACATAAGGTTTTTTAGGGATAGTAAAATGATTATTACCAGGAACTTTCTGTGGTTGACCAGGATTACCGAACTGATCCATAGGACCTTGAACTTCTTTCTCATAATTCCAGTGAGGGTTTTTAGATTTGTCTAAAACTTCATCTTCTAATGTCCAAAAGATATACTCATCAGTCCACCATTCGATGTACTGCATACTTGTTCCGAGTTTCTCCTGGCATTTTTCTTTAATATATGCTTCTTTTTTAGGAAAACGCTTAATAAGATTCTTAGCTGAATCTTTGCGGTATTCTCCAATATATTCACCTGTATATTCTCCCTCTTGGATAGTTGAGTCTGGGTCTAAAATGAGTTTCTGAGGTCTAATAGCAAGACAGGTAATATCATTCTGTTGAATTGACCAACCAACTTTAATCGAACCCAGCATATATAGTCCCCAAAATCGAGCTACTTGTTTTAGTTTAAGGTTGTATGAAAGTTTATCTGATAAGTACGAAAGCATTTTCCGTACTCGGTCTGCTAGTTCATTACCTGCCTCTGTGTTGTCACTTTCAACTACAGGATCAGCTTTAGGACGAGTAGCGATTGGTAGAAATGTTTCAAAACTCTCAAAGACGATATTGTCTACGAGAGGGTGTGATTCTATATCCCCTTGATTGAATTGCTTACCTAACCAATATTTCTCGTTATCATCTTGGTATTTTTTAATCTGGAGCTGGAATGGTTCCCAACGGCTGAGCCAGAGCTTTTTAAGATCAATAAGCTCACCATCAGTCATTGATAGTTCTAGTTCTGGTAGGAGGTCGGAAATAACACCTTCATTGGTGTCTTGTTGGTCTGCATGGACCTTGTTCACATCTTTACCTAAACTGTAGAATCCGTCTCGTAAATCTGACATATAAAAAAGGCCACCTGACTTTTTGAGTCGGTGGCCGTTCGTTTGTTATGAATTAGCCTGATAAGCAGTGGCCAGCGAGGGGATTTGGTTTATAAGCCATTACCTTCACTAAACACTACTTACCAAAATATATTAAGTTTGACTGTAGTATATCATTTATTGCTCTACAATGCAAGTTATATTTTATTCCTCTTAAAGGCTACTACATTAAATTTAATATCCATCATGTGTCCTTGAGGTGAAAAATCAATAGTTGCGCTGCCGTTGCGTATTTCAAACATTTTGGCCTCGATCATATCCTTGAATTTATCCTGATACCTCCTGAATAAAACAAATAACTCAGCATCTTCTGGTGTTAATTGTACCGTGATTAAATCATGCGTTTCTCCAGTCATATGGTTTTTCTTGTTCTTCAAATCTAAATAATTTCTTTGGATTCTCAGCAATCATAGTGTGGTCTGGTTGTAATTCCGGTCCTTCCTGAACTTTTATCTTTCTATCGACCCCTAATAAATCTCCTTCACCTTGTCCAAAGCGTGTCATGCCTGCTCGCCAATAGCTTGTAGCATGGACCCAATGATCTTCACCTGTTGAGGTCTCCCATTTAAATATTGGTGCGCCTAATTGATCTGTTTCTGTAACTTTATACAATGTCATCCAATGTTTAACGTAGTCTTGCCAATCATCGGCTGTACCCTGAAGAGCAATGCGTCTGTCGGCAAAGCTATCAATATTGTCTTGGATGATTCTATTGCGATCTACTGATACTGTTCCCCGACTGTCACCTTCTCCCCATTTAACATATACCCCAGTCTTTCTATCTCGGACATAATGAACTAGAAATACCCTGCCAGGGAACTCTTCTTGGAGTTTACGGGGGCCACTAAGATCAGGTAAGTGGTCAATGAGAGCTATTGATCTATCGAACCTCTTGAGGAGCGAGGCGATGTCGTCCCACGTTTCTGTCTTGCCGTAATAGAAGATGCCTTCTTTGTTTCCGCATACAAAATGTTTAGTAAGTCCTGAATCGCAGCCAATGATAACTCTTTCCTGGGTATTAATTCTTGATGAGATATTTCTATATATAACATCTGGGGTGACTGTGTTGCCTTCACCCACGTATGGAAGTCCAAGAACGAAATTCCAGAAGTACTCCTTACTTTTCGTTTCATAATACGTAATTATTTCATTAGCTGTTATCCACGGAGCCATTAATAAACTTATCCAATATCCTGAGTATTCCCTTCCAGGATATTTTGCGTGCCACTTACCTACTTGGCGTTCTTTTTGTGTGAGTTCTTTGGAGCAGTGTCTACATATAAAGCATCGCCTGGTTGTATCAATACTACTAGGCCAATCAAGGTACTGTTTGGTTTTACATCCCGAACATGTAATGAACCAATACTTCTGGTCAGACTTCGACCAATAGCGACTAACTCCGTTGCCTTCAACACTTGGGTTTGAGAAATGCCACTCCCACTTATACTTCGAGTGCTGCAGACGAGAAGCATATTGTTGGATAACTTCTTGTTTCGAGCGGTCTTCTTCGTCGTAGATGTTGAGGTCTGACGAGACCATGAGTGCGGCTTTTTCTGTCCACGTACCACGGTAGTAGATGACATTATCCCCAACTCTTTTTTGTTCAACTGAGTCTTTATCTTTGACATATTCTTGTAGTATTGGATTTTGACTTGTAATACGGTTCACCTTACCTCCCACGAAGTCCTTAACATCATTACTTGTTGGTAGTGTGTAGATAATGTCTAAGCCTAGATGTTTAGCTATCCATAGGCTTTTATTAATAGCGAGGGTTGAGAAACCAATTTGTGCAGCTTTTAAGATAACTTGTTTGGGTGAGAGATCGGTGTATGGCTCAAATAAAAATAGATGGTCTTTGAAATCTAAAGGTATGCCGGATTCATTCTTAATCCCGTTCTCTTGAATAAAGGCATGAATTGATATATCAGAGAGTTTCACTATTGATTATGTTATCCCTTAGCTTATTCTCATACTCCTCTCTCAATCCCTTGAATTTATCAATATCCTTAGCGTCTGCCTTGAAATTAACAACAACTGATTGAGATTTATCTACTGGCTTATATCCAGCCCTATCCAGTACATCTTTACCTGCTGCGACTTGTACCTGCTCACTTTCTGCATTGAGTGCTAGGTTTATCATGTTCCTTGCGACAGGCTCTGCGTTGCTTTCTAAGTATTCTTGTATCTTTAGTTTCCTTAATGTCTGTGAAGCTAGAGATGCAGCAGTATTATCGTTAGCTACATCATAATTATTCTTAGCAGCAAGTGTTCCATTACCATGATCTAAATAGTCATCTGC